ATGCAGATCGACCCTGAGCTGTACAAGCAGATCAAAGAGGCCATCGATAATTTCCCTCCTTACCCGGACCTAGATGCTCTGATCGCAAATGGTGATCTAAAAAAGGTGCGTGGCGGCTACAACGTACTCTCTGAAGCAGGGATGGAGGCAATAAAAAAATACCTAATATCTGTCACCGCCCCCCATAACGGAAAGCCTGCAATTTTTAAGCTTTCGCGCAAGCGTTAAACTCGGCCTTGTTAGTTGCTTTAGTCAGCATCACAACTTAGAAAACGGAGTAAATATGCTTTCAGGAAAGATCAAGGCGACATTTGAGGTTCCGGATCCAGATGACGCAAAAGCAGGATCGCGCCCTTTCATTCAACTCTACACACTGGATCTTGTTGACGCAGCAATCGAGCATGGCGTTCCGGATGATTCGCCTTTGGCAAATCTCCTACATGCTGCAGGTGGAGAGCTAGATGTACAGGAGTTGCTTGAGAACCATGTCATGTCTTATGTGCCTGGCAGTCGACCAGCTGCTGCGGACGAAGTCGCTGAATGGCTCGAAGCATTAGCCGTGATGTTCCGGAGCAGCAGCGAGCACCTTTCCTTAGACTTGAAGCCTAGGGTTTCGCATGGACCACGATAGTAAACCCCAGAAGTCGGCTCCTGGTATGTAGCTGGCGTTTTTGGTCTGAGGGTTTTAAAGGGCTTCAGGGGGCTTTCCACCCCCTAAATCCCCGCTAAAACGCAGAAATGGTACAAAAAGTGGTACGAAGGTCGCTAGCAGCTAACCTCCACTATTTCGCAAATTTGTAAGTCAGGTTATCGTGAGAACTCACTTTCTTAGAGTAATTTAGTAAATGGATGTTAATTGGGGTTCGGTAGCTGACTGGGCTTCCGCCTTCGGGTCGGTATCTGCTGCGGTAGTGGCATTGTATCTAGCACGCACCTCTCAAAGAGTGAGGTTATCGGTTGTGTGCGGGATACGAGTTATGGTCGGTGGCGGAGCGGCGCCTGCGCAACTCGCGTCCATCATGGTGACAAACACCGGCGACAGGCAGTTCAAGATTTCAAGCATTACAATTCAGCATGGGCTTATTAAAAAAGAGTACGGCTTTATCAAGATAGGCGCTCCCACCGAGAACTGTGAAAGCTTGCTGCGCGTACTAAATGATGGTGACCAAGCACACTTTGGCTTTCCACTTGAATCTGAAACTAATTGGGTAGCAGCAATGGAAAGGGACTGCCAAACAGATCTCGATATCGCCACTATTAGATTAACAATCCATTGTTCTAACGGGCAGAGTTTCAAAGTCAAACCTGAAAAGCCGCTGCTAGACTTCATTCGAGCTCGTATGCGCAAGCATCAGAGCATCGAGGTGAAGAGCGTTTGACAATTATGGGATTCGCTTAGAGCGCAGGGATTAAGCGATCCTAGGTCGCATGTTATTTTTTCGACCCCGAATTTAGGTTACCGCGTCAGCGCTCTGATGTATACCTGGCACGCCTGAAGTGCTATCAATCCCCGGTCACCGGTATCGGTGATGGCGACAATTCGTTGAGCATGCGCTGGGTCAAGTCGGGCTCGCGTTCCTCCATGAACCACGCCGCCGGCTTCGGTACTGGTTGGCACTGAACAGCCACTGGCTGAATCCGAGGCGTCGAGAAGGACTGACAGCCGCAGATCAGAAGTGGCAAGACGATCGCGCAGACGAGCCTGATCTTTTTGTGCATCGCTCAATTTCCTGTAGTGGGTTTGTTCGCTGGCCGACAGGCGCTGCTCGAGGGTCAGGCGCTTGTCCTGATCGGCACGCACCTGGGCGGCGGCCGCGTTGCTGATGGCGTCCAGGTCGTCATGATGCAGGCCGGCCTGCTCGGCGAGCTGTTTGCCGTAGCGCCAATCCTGTACCTGCCAGACCCCGCCGGCCGTGACTAGCATCAGCACCATCACTCCGGCCAATTTCCACGCCGCGGGACTCATGGCACATCCTTGAAGAAGACGTGGTGACCGAGCTTCAGCGTCTGTCTCGCTCCCACAGACCAGGCGGGCGCTTTCGGCATCGTGGTCGCGTAGTAGTGGGTCGCGCCTCCCGTAGAATCAGGCTCTGCGCCAGACATCACCAAGTCGGCTGCCTTTTGCGCCCGGGCGAACTCAGCGGCAGGGATCGGCTTGCTCCCACAGAGATACGGGTAATTCGGGTCGTTCTTGTTCCAGCAGCTGAACTGGTATGGCTTCAGGCACACACCGGCATAGCCCTCGCCCCACCACGATTTGGCTTTGCCGTCGTTCACGCGATTGCGAATGGTCCAAGCCACAGCGATCTGGCCGGCCAGGCTTTCGCCTCGCGCCTCGCCCCACAGGGTGCGGGCGAGGATATCGCGGTCCTTCTCGTTTGCAGTCATCACTTTTCTCCATGCGAAAAAAAGCCCGCACTTGGCGGGACTCAATGGTTAAGCTGTGCACTCCACGCATGGAGGCATTTATGAAACACACTACGATTCTTTTGATTGCCGCTTTGCTCGGCGGCTGCTCCTCATACAGTGAGCGCGGTACCGGTGAAGGCGGAAGGGAAATCAACAACAAGGGTTATACCGTCCGCTGTGATGCGACCCCGGCTAATCAGCCAGGCTGCTACACACCTCCCCCGTCGTGGTCGTGGTGGCCGTCAAATAACATCAACTTTAAATTGGGCGCGAACTGAATCAGCTCCGCACCCTACTCGTCTGGACTTCTTGCTGAGCAAGAGCATTGCAGAGATCGAGCATGGTTCTCTCTAGGCAAAAAAATCCCGCTCAATGGCGGGTGCGTTGTGCTGCGGTGGCGCTACGTCAAATCCGCGGCCCGGGCTTCGGGGTCGGCAACGATCACGGGAGCCGATGGCTCGCCAGGCCATACCGGCGCGGCATACCAGGTCTGCTGAACAGTGACCTTGCCCAGTGAAAACTTGTAGGCCTTCCAGGCTTTTAGATTGATCAGCAGCGCTGCCTGTTCGGCTTCATCCTCGTCAGTGGCTTCGCCGGCATCAATGCCGTATCCGAGCGTATTGACCCGGTCCTGAATGCGGGCGATCTGCTCCACCGCCGAACCATTGCGCGCGGCCAGTTCAACCTTGGCTACGGCGAGTGCCGCAATCGCCGCATCGGCATCCTTCATCGCTTTGGTGATTAGCTTGCTCCAATCGATGTTCATTAAGTCATCTCCCCGGCGACAAGTGGTGGTGGCAATGGTTGCGGCAGCTGCACAACGCCGTCAGGAACGCTCAGTAATGGAACGGGATAGGCCTGCTCTTGGCTGAAATTTGCCGGGAGCGGAAGACGCAGCGTAAGTTCAAGGGTGTCGCCAATGCGGCTGACCGAGTCGCCGAACCACTGTGACGTGATCGCCTCAAGAGGAAGCGTGTCGCCATCGCTCATGGGGGTGAAGTCGAATGTTTCGCCATTAAGAATCAGGACGTCACCCTGCTTGACAACGGTCAGCTCATCATCGGAGCGAAAGGGAGAAAGCTTGATAATCATTAGTACCACCTTCCGATTGCATGCAGGCCGATTCTGTAGATCTGGCTTACGCTAAAATTCGCCTGAACCGAAACAACCCCATTGCTGCCCATGTTTGCGTTCAACCGGGCGATGGTGAAGGCATCACTTGCCTCTGCAAACTGCAGAGTAGCCATCACCACCGCAGTGTTTGCTGCGAACGCGGCGGGCGGCGTCCAAGTGATCTGTGCGGTGACGTTTGGCGTCGTTGGGCCAAAGCCAAGGTTTCGAATCCAGCACTCCTGAGTGCCGTCAGCAAAGCGCACCCAGCCACCGTTGCTGTTGGAACCACTCTCGACGACATTCCTTCCGGCCAACTGAATTCCTGTCGGTACGTTGAGGACTCCAGCAAACGTGAACGTCATAAACGGGCCGCCAACCGTGTTGGCTAAATTCACCGATCGCCAGCTAAACCCCCCGGTGCCTCCACCTTGGTTGCAGGTGAATGAAACTCCGCCCACTAATCCACTACCGTTTGTCTCGTTCCAACCAATGAAAGCACCTTGGGAGGTTGGATTCGCAGCGGCACCAAAAGAGATGCTGTTGAGGCGTGGGGAGTACGAACCACCAGCTGCGGGCAGCGCGCCGATGCCTGCCAGTAGTTCGGCGTTATTGTTCACTGCGATTCCAGTACCGCCTTTCTGCAGAGGCAATATGTCGTAGTTGCCAGTGGTACCCAACGCCGCCAGTTTCGATCCGAACTGATTGACCAGTGACCGCAGCGCATCAGCAGAATCCTTCACGTATCCCTGCATCGGCGCTAGCGCATATGCACCAGTCGCATTCGTTGCGCCTTGGTAATTCGGCGAGATCGACAGCGCGGTGTCGCTGGCAATGTTGGTGACTTCGTACCAGCCACCGTCCGGGCCGCGGAACGCGTCACCGACCCGGCTGTTGGCAATAAACGCGGTGTTGGTACCGATCACGGCATTGGAATTTTGGGTGACAGAAACCGTCCCGGCTTTATACCAAGGCATGGATTACTTCCTTTATTGAAGTGGTTAGACGGCGAGCTTTGCGAATACCGCGGGGAGGAAAAACGCGATCGGATTTGAAGCGGCGACCGTGATGGCGTACAGCGTACTGTTTGGGAAATCCCACCAGCAGTACAGGTTCCTTGGGATCCCACTGCCCGATGTCATGTGCATGCCAAACGTATTCAGCAGCAGATATTCATTCTCTGGAAAGTTGAACGGCACGCTGTAGTAGATACGCGTCAGCCCCTGCTGGCTCGTGTCGTACTTGGCATAGTTCCAGTTCTGAAAGGCGCGGGTGAAAGTTGCGTTCGGCGTACCGGAATCGAACAGAAGATTGCCGCTACCGTCCCACAGACGCATCCCATACTGCGCAACAGGCTGTGCACCAAAAGCGGCCACGAAGTAACGGCCATTAAGTCCAGCCGCATTGACGTCGTAAGCCCTGACATAGAAGCCAGTCCAGTTACCCGCCGCCCCGAGAAGCCTCATCCGACAGAGACCTGCGATTCCATTGATGGTGTCAGGTCGCACGAATACCAGCGGGGGCTCCTGCGATGTAATTGGCTGAGCGAATGTTGTCACCGAACCAAGGCCTTGCTCCTGGGTTGGTGCGTACCGACCGGAGGTAATCACCATCAACCTGGCAAACTCGGAATCGATGACAACGGTGTTGGTGTTGTTTGTGTACTGAAGCCCAAATGACGCCATCAACGCCACCTCATCACAATCAGGCGCATGGTTCCGGACGACGTCGTACTCGCCGCAAAAGTCCGCGTGTGGTTATAGACTCGGGCCACGCCATCCAGCAGCTCTGTTTCGAACTGCATCTGGCTGTCGCTGTAGGCACCTACAGGAACAACAATGGCCGTGCCATTACCTGGCCCAACGCCCGGAACCGAAAAGTCCTGGCTGCCTTTGCTGGCTCCTACCGCGAAAGTCACCTGCGTCGAGAGGGCCGCCCGGATAGTGAAAGAGTTTTCATCGACTTGGAGTGCCCCGTCGGCACCCCAGATTCGCATTCCATGTGCCATTGTTCACCCCAAATAACCGAGACGGACGCGCAACACATTGTTGGCGTCGTAGACCGAGACATTTAGCGAATTGATCACCAGCCTCCCCTGCCCAGGGACAATCCCGTTGATTTCCAATGTCCCGTCCTTGTTGAGAATCCAGCCCTGCTGACCGGCAATATAGTTCGTCGAGCTGATGTAGCTACCGATCTTGGCGTTGGTGATGGTGCCGTCAGCAATAAAGGCTGAGTTCATGAACACCTGGCCGCCCTGCACCGCAAATGGAACCGAAATAGCCCCGCCGGCGATGGTGTTGACGATGGCGAACCGGTCGGCGCTCACCAGGAACTGGCTTTGCAGGCCGGCCCCGGTGTTCTCGATGCCAAGACCTATGCCAGCAGCGACGTACTGCCCGTTTGCAGTGACCTGCATCTTCACCGACCACATCGTGGACAGTTTGCCCGCCGTATCCGCGTAGGCCGTCGAGGTCTGCTGGATAGCCGCTGAGTTCTGCTGAATGGCAGTACCGTTCTGTCCCACCGACACATTCAGCTGATCGATTTTTGTGGCCGTTGCTGACTCGTTGGTGGCGACCACCCGTTCCAGTTCGGTGATGTTCGCCGTGTTCTCGCCGATGGCGACGTCGAAGGTAGTGATCCGCTGCGCCATCGCTTCGTTTTCAGAGGTGCGAACCTTGGATTCCGAAGCGATCGCCGCGGTGCTGGTCCAGCCCTTTAGGGCATCGGCCAGATCCCCTTCCCCATTGTCGTCGCGAGATGACGCGCGCAATGCTTGGAACGCGGTTGCTTGGGCTGTGACGACACCATCCATCTCGGTGATATCGGCGGTGTTGAAGGCAACCTGCTCAGCCAGTCCGTTGGCCGTCTCGATTGATTTGCCGATATCGAGCCAATAGACCGGATTCGGTGGCGGTGTATTGATGGGAACGGCCTGCGTAGCCTGATACAGACGCTGGCCCAGTCGAACCATGTCCTCATCTGCGTATGTCTTCTCCGGGTCGTACAGCAGGATGTCGTCTAGAGCATCGATCTGCGCCTGAAGGCCTGGGATTTTCTCGATCTCGTCCAGCAGGTCCTGGCCCAACTCTGTTTCGGTGATCTTACCGGCGATCATTTCCAGAATTGCTGTGGCGTCGGCACTCGATTGCCCCTGTACACCGAGACCCACCGGGTACCACGGACCGATGTTGCCGATCCGGTCCACCAGGCGCGCCCAGAAATAGAAGGTCACGCCAGCGGCAAGGCCCAGCATCGAGAAGTCGCTTTGTGGGTACGACAGATCCGTCAGCTTTGTTGCCGCTTCCAGACTGGTCGTCGGTCCGTACCAGATCTCTGTACGCTGGGTGTCCTCGGCGCCAGCTGGGAAACCCCACTTCAGGTAGATGCCAAACAGCAGCGGCGTAGCCGTCAGGTACGACACCGCCGGCGGCAAACCCTCCTTCCCCTTGAGCTGGGTGAGCATTGAGTTACGCCAGATCGACGAGATGTCGAAGGCGCTCACTGCGCGTACGCGAGCCAGATAAGCACCTGCATAAATACCCACCACGTCGACACTGGTCATCCCGGTGCGTTGCAGCTTGATCCAGTTGCCACTGTCCTTGCGCCATTCAATGTCATAAGCGACGGCGCCGTTCACCGCCGGCCAGGTGATGGTCATGGTGGCGACGGCGATGCCCTGGGACACAACTGAGTTAGATGTGACCGTGACGCTGGTCGGTGCGGGCACGACGGTGATCGGAATTACGCTGATTGGCCGCTCTTCCAGGCGGGCACCGGTGTCGATGTAAGCGAACTTGCTCGGCTCATATTGCAGTGCGCTGATTTCGAAGTCGCCCTCAGCCGTGCGCTTGGTCCGTAGTACGCGATAGAGCGGAATCGCCAGATCATCGGCATCCAGCGCCCATTGCAATTGCGGTAGCGGCGCCTCGCTGTAGTTGGTGGTCACCGTCACCGCTCGGTTGTTCACGCTCTGCACGGTGCGCCCTTCGGCACGGCCGCCCGGCAGGTTGATGATCAGCCGGTCGCCAGCCTTGGCCTGGGTGTCACGGTCGAGCGTCACCACGCGACCAGCAACCGCAGAGATGCGCCCGCCCACCTCGCGACCCGCCAGCAGCGAATCCGCCACCGGGATGATGTGGCCCGGGAGCGGAATGACACCCTCCATGCCGGTCTTGAACGAGACGGTGCGGTCCTGGTTGTTGCTCAGGATCGCCCACTTGCCGCGGCGCTGCGCCTCAGAAGCGCGAGTGCAACCAATGGCACTCAGTTCAGTTGGCTTGTCGCCGAGACGACGCTGAAGGTCCAGATCCGCGAAAGGAATGACGTCGGTGTCGTAGTTGTTCGCCGGGTTGTCGTAGCTGACCAGGGCGCGGGTGTAGCGGGTCTTCGCCGAGGCGCTGCCGTAGGAGAACTTCCCGTCGATGACGTTGGCCCGGGTGAACACGTAGTCGAAGTCCTGCGCGCGCGGCATGTCGGCCTGCATCACCAGTTGGCCCTGAGCCCAATAGGTCATACCCCGGTAAATGCCGGCGATGTCCCGCAGCAGCGACCAGGCGTCAGCCTTGCCCTGAAGGTTCATGTCGCACAGGAAGCGCGGCTCGGTACCGCCGAGGCCGTTCGGCACCAGCTGATCGCAATACTGCGAAATCCGGTAGAGCTCCCACTTGTCGACCATGAACGGCTTGATGCGTTTGCCCAGGCCGAAGCGGTCCTCGGTGCACACGCCGTAAGTGATCCAGGCCGGATTGTTGGTCCAGGCCTGCTTCATGCTGCCGTCCCACGTCCCGGTGTAGGTGCGTGCGATCGGGTCGTAGTTACTCGGCACCTGCCAGCGGCGCGCCCGACACTTCACGGTGACGGCCGGAATGTTGGTGAACTGCTCGGCGTCGAATTCGATGTAGAGCAGCGCCGTGTTCGGGTAACGCAACTTGGCATCGATCACTTCGGTGAAGCCGGCAATCAGCATGGTGTCGGCGATCTTGTTGCTGTTCTGGTTCGGCGTCAGGCGGCGCACACGGATCTGCCAGCCGGTGGTGGCGTCCGGTAGATCGATTCGGCGGGAGCGCTCGTAGCGCGTGGTGGTCTTGCCGTCCACGGCGTCCACCGCCACTTGCTGGTAGGCACCGCCATCGGTGGCCACGTCGATGGCGTACTCGACGCGGTAGCCAACGATGTTGCCTTCATCATCCTGGCGCTGGAGCGCTGGCCAGGCGAAACGCACGCGCACGGCCGACAGCTGAATGTTGGTGATCGAGCGCACCCAAGGTGAGTCGCTGCGCAGTTCTACATTCAGCGAGGTTTCATTCTCGACTGAAGGGATGCCCGGGATATAGGTCTGATCCACGGAGCCAGGGCGCCAGTCCCACTTCACGTTGGGGAAGTTGTAGTTGCCGCTCGCGTCCCGGATCGGCGTGTTGTCTAGGTAGATGTCGTAATCGGTTGGGGTTTCGTCGAACTCGCCCTCGCCCACGGCGATCAGGAGCTTGGCCAGGTTGGTCGAGCGCAGGCTGTCGCTGGCCTCGGTCGGCGACTTCGGCTTGCTGCTGCCGCCCTTCTCGCCGTGAATGTCGATCTTCTGTGCTGCGCCCATACTTTCCTCCAGGCGAAATAAAACCGCCTCATGGGCGGCCTGCTTGTTGCGTGCGGTTTACGCTTTGTCTTCGGCGAAGATCGATGCGGAAATGATCATGCCGCCCCACCGGCGTTCGCCGATGCAGATTGGCACCGGGTTGCCGCTCGCCGTGGTGTTTTTGGCGCTGCCGAAGGCATAGGACGGCGCGTTCTCGGGAGACGCACTCTGCTTGAGGCCTGACGCTTGAGGGCTGAGCATTTGAATGACGCCACCTGCGACCAGGCCGATGCCGGCCCCAATGAGTGGCGCACCGAAAGGGGTTGCTGAAAGGAACGTACCTGCAACAATCAGAACCGCCCCGATGATGGTTTGAATAAGGCCTCCTTTCTTGCTGCCGCTGATGATTGGCACTATGCGAATTTCACTCGCACCACCCAAGCCAAACTCACTCTCACCGACATTCTTACCGTTGCGGAAAATTGCAAACCGCATTCCGAGTCTGTCCAGCCGCTTAATCTCCTCCTTAAATCCTTGAAGCGTCGCTTTCAAAGCCCTGAATGCCTCCCATGTCTGCCCGGAATCCAGAAGGCGACGATGGACGCGGCCAAACTTCGACGCAAGAGATCCTGACAGTTTGATGGTTGTCATGGGCTGATAATGTGCGATGGATACCGACATTGCTTTCTCCTGAGAACAAAAAACCGCCCGAAGGCGGCTGTTTGATGCGTATTACTGATAATCGACGTAAGGTCCTATATAGAAGCCCATAATGTCACCGCTGATTCGGTATAGGCTTTCTTTTCCTGCCTGCACGTTTGCTGAAACTGTTCGGATCGCTGCCCCAGCGCACAGACCGGTTCCCGCGAGTCCTGCACCGATACTTGGCGTACCCACTGGCAAGTAGAAGCTTGCACGCTGGCCAGTACCAATTTTTGCAGCTTTGTGACCATCAACGTATACAACGATGTCGCAGCCTGAGCCGACTGCTCCCGAATCCCTGACTACAGTAACCTTTCCACTCTCTCCAGCTGGCTTGCTCTGAAATGCATAAAGCTCATCCCTCGGCACCGGTTCAGCCTGATTGACATTGATGGCGGACGAGGCGCACCCAGCCAGCAACGCAACAGTCAACGCCCCTACGAATAATTTCATGTCGTTCCCTCACTGAGATTTGGGGGACTTTATCACCTACGAGGAGGCAACACGAAAGCCCCGTATGAGCGAGACAAATTAGTTCAAGAGGTTTTAACACTGTAATACCCCTCAATGAAGGAGCATTGCACTCTTATCAGCCAATACCTTGCTAACCATAACCAGTCGGTCTATACCCTCCTCGCCGTGCCGAATGCTGCTTATGCACACTACCTCATGGGTGCTGAATATCTTCTGTGGGCCACCCGTGCATCTCGTTCAAGTGTACTATTAGCGTTCTCATGATGCTTAAGAACCAGCTTTTATCAAATGAGTATCTTGAACGATTAGCCAATACATTAATTGCTTCTGGGGTTGTACTGCTATTCTTCCAGACGGGTAGTTCTCTAAGTGCAAGCCCATAAGAGACGAAACCGACCTGCGCCAGCTCCTCGTCCTCCGTAGAACCTTGCAGTATATTGATATTTATATCTCTCACAAGAGCCTCGGCATATCCATCATGGACTTCAGCAAAGGTGGCATAAAACCCCTCATTAAACGAAAACGTCCTTACAGTGTCATCAACAATATAATCACGAGCATTTACACCGGTTTCCTGATGAAATTCTTCCAATGCCGCTAGCTCTGCAGAGTCAGCTACTTCCTTACCTCCAGGAAACACGAGCTGACCGCCGTAATTCAGATAACTGCCCTGGACAGTTGTGACGCCTTTGAATCTGAAGCCTTGGATCTTTTTGAATGCCACCAATACCGACCCACTATTATAATCATAAATCACCATATAAGAATGGAACTCAGCCATTTGGTATCCTCCTTGGATTTCGTTTTCCTATTTGCGTCAAGCTATAAGTGCCCTGAGTATGTTGCTTGATAAAATTTAGAGTGTCTCGTTCGCTTTATCTGTTCGATATTTACAATAGGTATAGTCAAGGGACTCATTATTTCAACCCACAACATCAACGCGGCGTAAAAAGACCAATTGCTTCGGTCGTTGAGCGTCCGACATGCTGAGTGATTCAGAATGTGTAGGCATCACAATCGGACGGTTTGGGCTCTAAGAGGTGATTCACCGGGACGCACGAACGCATCGTGCCCTTACCTGTACGAATCCCCAGTACCGCACAGCCCCCGCCGAGTAGTAGCCTCCTGCCTCCATGCAACGGATTTCCCAGTCCTTTGCAATCCGAAGGCAGGAACCATTCACACTCTGAGTTCGGAGAACGGCATGACAGACACCACTTTCAACTTCAAATGCCTCGGCCACACCAGACGAGACGACGGCTTGATTGGGCGATACCACTTGGAAGTTACCGACAGTAGTAGCGGCAAGACCGCGACGATCTCTGTTGAGCCCAGACACCTTGCGTCTGCCCGGAGCATGAAACGGATTCTTCTAGATCGGTGCATGTTCTATAGGGCAACACGGGCGTCACACGACCAGATGCTTCTCGCACTTCTCGATAAGCAGCCTGAAATCATCCAGGCATAGCTCGGCACGCTGGGCTTTCGCCTATACGAATACCCAGTAACTCGAAACGAGTTCAACGTTGTAGCGTTCTGCCGGCAACCGACGATTCAACCCGGAGATGTCAAGGGACTCAGGGGTGGCGTTGGATCACCAAATTTTCAAGGAGATGTTTGTGAGCGCCTACGCCATACCGGATGGAGCTAAATTCGCGCAAATCAGGTTTTTACGGAAAGACGGAAAGGCATACGATCGGCCACCTGGAAGACCAGTTGTCGTTGCAGTTCTGAGATACGATCCTGAACACGGAGCGGGGCCAAGAACTCTTACTGGCCTGAAACCTGTATACGCTTTGGTCGATACGGGGGCTGACAATAACTACGCAACACCAGAATTGATTGCTGCGGCTGGATGCCCACAAATCGGAACTGCAAGGTTGCGAAACGGTGGCGGATGGACTGAGTCGACCCAGCATTTGGCGCACATATTTCTGCCGGAAACAGGAAATCAGTACGAGACTGACGTATTTTCGTCAAACCTCGTAGATGACGGCGACCATGGAGAGAGCCTAATCATTGGCGTTCTGGTCATGAAGACCGGAAGGCTAGTCATGGATTTCCAGGCCAATATCTACCGTCTCTACGTCGTGTGATTCAGCTCTTGTAGAGCTTTCATGCGCGATAAATGCGCGCTCAATCCACGCTGGCAGAGCTCGATTCGGCGCCCGCCAAGGACCTCGCGCCTGCTTGGGGGGCTCAGCCCTGATTGAGCCCACTCGATTTTTTTTATCCATATCCAAAGTGCCCCCTCGGCTTAGTTCAGCGTCATGTTGGTAGTTGGAATTCTTTGTGTCTCAGGATCAGGCGTGTCCGGTCCAGCCAGGGCCCGCCGAAGACAATGATCTCGCTCGGGCGCCCGTACAGGTGGTGCAGCAGGAATGGGCCAGGGCCAAACGTCGCTGAATCCTCACCCGGCAGTGCTGGATCAGTTCCAAGGAAGACTCCAGCATGGTTCGGGTAAATCGTGCGCCCGACTTCCATCACGATCATGTCGCCGCGCTGCGGCTGATCGACCTTATAAAAACCGGCGGCCTCATAGTTCGACTCGTACAGACTGGTGTTCTCAGCGCTTTCCCACCAACCGTCTGTGCGTTTGAAGGCTTCGAATTCCAACCCCCATTCACGTTTGTACCAATCGGCGCAGACCTGCCAACAGTCCCAAGCACCATGAACAAATGGCCGCTTGAGCAGTGGCGTCTCGCCGGAAGGCATGACCGTGCGCAGATCGCCTTCTGGCCAGCTCAGGATGTGCCACGGCATCGCGGTCGCTTCACACATGGCCAAGTCGCGCGGTGAAGGCCGGCTGGTGGCGTCCGGGTGTGAATGGACGATGCCGATCACTTCACCGATGTCTTCCGCTACGGCGTAGTCCTCCGGGTCAATCCGGAACTCCTCGTTGGGTTCCGATGCGATGTTTCGACACGGGTAATACTGCTGGTTGCGCCCAATCCCCAGCAGCAAGCCGCAGCATTCTTTCGGGTACTCGGCCGCCGCGTGAGCCTGGATCGCGCTCAAGATGTGCTTGCGCATGGTCAGCTCCGTGCGATCAGGGAAACGGCGGGGAAGCCACCAAATGGATAGGCATTGCCCTCGCCGAAGCGCGGGATGCACCCCCGGCCCAGCGTGGCGTCGCATTCATCCAGCTCGGGGTTGTCAGTAGGCGCTCCGTCTTTCGTGACGTAGCCGCCGGTGTAGCCGCAGTTCGGCCCCCGGTAGCCGCCGGTGAGACACCAGTGGCACAGCGTGGTCGCCTGTCGGCCGATTGATTCACCGCCGACATCACCCGGGCTGGCCAGCTCCCAACTGACAGTCTCCCCGTCCTCGTTCGCCTTCTGGTCGATGTACCAGACCTCGATCGTCTCTTGGGTTGGGTCCGCTGTTGGGTTGCCTGCCGGGAAGTTCACTGCGTCCAGGTACGTGCCCAAGGTGTGACGCATGGTCAGTTTGAACTCGAGCAGATCGTCGAACGCCAAACAGAGCGCAGTGATTCGCCCGTTGACGTTACCGACAGACAGTGTTGGTCGAACTGCTGTGCCATCGCCGTTGGCCTCGATGCCGTCGATCTGCATCGGCCAGGCGCCGTACTCGTTGCCCTGCCACCATATCGCTTTCGCGGGAAGCAGGTCGGCATCGGCGCCGGCCGCGATCAGTTCCTCCGGCGAGTGCGGGATCGCATGCCCGTGGAAGCGCAACACGTCCGCACCGTAGTCGGTACCGTCCAACTCAAAGAGCAGCACTTCGCTGCCAGGCTCAAGAACCTGGATGTCACTGATCAGCGGCATGGTTACCCCTTATGGCTGGAATGCACGGTCAAAGGTGGCCGTGAGTTTGAATACGCCGCCACCCACTGGAGTGGGTACGGGATTCTTGCAGGTGAACAGGCCGAGTTGGCCAAGCGGCGTGGTCCAGAGGAACGCCTTTGCCCCGGCGTGCCGGTCGAGGAACGCCATGATCTCCAGCACTTTGGCTTTTGAGCCGCTGTAGGTGATCGGATAGGCGTCCTCTTTATTGTTCGGGCCATCGCCGGTCTGTTGCTTGTAGCCGTCACCGAACTGCGCGGTGCGCACCCGATAGGTAATCTCAGGCGCGTCGCCGTGCTGAGTTGGCCAGGTGAATGTCTCAATCGCCATCAGGCTCTCCCGTTAACGTTGCGGAAACTCACGCCGCCGGCACGCCACGACTCGGCCACGGCTCTCTCTGCTGCGGCCTTCATCTGCGTCTGGAGGTTTTGCGAGAGCGCCTGCTGGTCGAGTTGCATCCCTTCAGAGCTGCGATCCGGAATCGCCACGGTGACCGGCGCGTTGATGCTGATGGTCGATCCGCTGCTGCCACCGCTCAAAGCTCGCACGCCAAGCTGGCCGCCGGCTGTCCGGGTCAGCGGCATGATCGCCTCTTCTCCCGCCTCCCCCATGATTCCGATATCGCCACCGGCCATGCCGAAGGCTGTTGGCTTGCTCACAACGCTGTTGGTGAAGGCTGCACCGTTGGCAAACAACTGCACGCCGGACGACCAGGCGCCGCCATCGGCCTGAATACTGCCCGGAGTGAAGCCAGATAGGTCGCCGCTGTAGCCTGCCTGAGTCGATCCTGCTGACGCTGCTGATCCCGCACCGCCAGCGAAGTAACTCGCACCTGCGCCGATGAGGCTGCCCAGCAGCGCGGAACTGGCTTGCCGAGTAGCGATGCGCGCCATGTCCGCCAAGATCGACTTCGTAAAGTCCGAGAACGACAACTTCCCAGTCATAGCGAAGTTGACGATTGCGTCCTCCATCGAAGTGAAGGCATTGGTGAGCAGGCTTTTCGTCTGCCCGGCAACGTCCCGGGCCGACTCCAGGTAGTTCTGCCACGCCGACGAAGCGCCCGCGCTCCAGTCACCCTGGGCGGCGGTCATCTCGTCGTAGTTGGATTGCACGGTGTCGTGCAGATCCTGCTGGGTGGTTTTCAGCGCGGCCAGCTTCTGGGTGTACTCGTCGAGGCTCATGCCCCGAGAGCCATCACCGTATTGGTTGGCCAGCTCCAGACGCTGCTGGTTGAAGCGATCGTCGATGCCGTTCTGCTGATCCGTCAGCCCGCGCTGCCGATCACCCTGGCCTAGGCCAGAAGCCGCACGCAGCCCTTGCTGTCGAAGCGTCTCGACCTGTTGCTGTAAGGCGTCGGTATACGTTTTGACGGCCAGAGTCTGCTTGCGCAGGCGACCGTCTTCGTTGGTGGCAATGATCGAAAGCTGGCTGTCCGTTTCCTGCTGCGCCTTGACCATCGCGCTGCGTGCATCCGAGATCTTTTGATCGATCTGGATGATCTGCGCTGCAGTCGTTCCCTTTTTGGCCTTGGCTGCTTCCAGAGCCGCGATTTCCACCTCATATCCCTGGGCTACTTCGACGGCTTCCTGCTTAAGCAGGCTGACACGTTGCTCCGTGTAGCTGGCCTGCGAGATAACACCGGCCCGCTGAGAAGCTTCGAGTTCCTTATCGGCATTTTTGTAGTAGGCCAAAGTTTCGGCGAGTACATTTTTTGCGTTGTTGAAGCCCGTCAGGTCGACGCTGCCTGCTGCGCCCTTCGGATCTTTGAACTTGTCATTGAGGTTCGCCATGTTCTTGGCGACTGCGGCCGGATCCAGCCGTGCATCGTTCGGGCTGGTCTTGCGAATGTCGTCGAGATGCTTCTTGTATTCCTTGATTGCCTCGGCGCGCTTCTGCTCGTTGGTCAGTGAGGACTTTGTCAGGGCATCGACTTTGACCATCGCGGACACAGCATCTTGCTGAGCCTTGGCTTGCTCGCCTTCGTATTTGGCAATGTCGGCCGCTGCAGCCTTCTGGTCCTCCAGCATGTTCAACTGATTGCTGTAGAGCTCAACCATCTCTTTCTGGTTTTGGAAGGCGCCCACATTGCCCGATTGCGCCTGCTCCAGATTCCGCCGGGCCTGCTCAATGTCGGCATCGATATCGGGCCGACCTAGGTTCTTCAGGTTGTCCGCAGCTCGCGCGACAGCGTTGTAACCCTTCTCCCAGAAGCTAAGGTTTTCGAGGATCCTCGGGGTGCGTTCGTTGATCGAATCCGCGTACTGCTCGGTTGCCAGCTTCACGGCGCCGGCATGGTCGCCCTGCTCTTCCAGAGCGGCGATCTGCGAATAAACCGACGCTGTCAGGTAGTGGTATTGCTCATTCAGTGCGGCTGACGCCTTGACCGGCTCGTCTGCAATCTTTTCGAACTCAGCAACCGTCTCTTTTATGGCTTTGCCGGTCGCTTCCTTCATGGACACGGCAGCCTGGGCAATGCCGCCGAAGCTCTCGCCAGCGATTTTTCCGTTGCTGGCCAACAGCGCCAGCACTTCAGCGGCCTGGCCAGTCGTGCCGACGGTCGCGCTAACCTGTCGCGCCATTTCGCCAAGTTGGCTGGCTGTCATGCCAGAGGCGTTACCAGTGAGCACTAGGCCTTGGGTATAGGCGTCCTGCTCTTTGCTGCCCTTGTAGTAGGCAGCGGCCAGCCCGCCGACAGCAGTAATGGCCAAGGCAATTGGCGCCAGAATGGCAAGCAGGCCAGCAGCCGATGCACCCGCACCAGCGCCCAGCTGAGCAACAGCGCGTACGCCACTGCCCCAGTCGCCTGAGGACAGCGCATTGCCGAGCTGAACGACGTTTTCCTGAGCCTGGCGGGTGCCGAGTTTCAGCTTGTCGAAACCGGTGGCGGTTTTTTCCAGTGATGTGTAGTTGCCGTTCAGCTTGCCCAGCGCCGAGTTGTACTGGTCCTGACTGATGCGGCCGGCATCGAGATGCTTGCCCAGCTGCTCAACCTGATTATCGAGCTTGGCCATGGCCGCACGGGCTGGGTCGATCGCGCCGAGCAGGCTGTTCAGCGCCTTCTGCTCATCCAGCGTGGACTTGGCCAACGCCGCCTGCTGCTTGTCGAGCTGCGCGGTGATCTTGGTGAACTCGGCCTCGCCATAGGCACCGGTCTTAGTGAGTTTCGCCAGATTTTCGCGCTGCTTTGCCAGTTCCTGCGTGGTGGTCGCGCCCTTCGATAACGACTTTTCCAGCGCTTCCATCTCTTTCATCAGGCCGACGGCGGACTGTTCCGCTCGATCGCCAGCCTTGGTCATCTTGTCGAGTTCGACAGCGGCCCGGGCGGTGTCAGCTGAGTCAATCTTGATGCCCAGTTCTGCGATGTTCATCGACTCACCTTGAATAAATGCCCGTCTTCACGGGCTGTTGTCGCGGGCTTCAGCCATGACGGCGATGGCTTCCGACTCCATCACTCGAATGTCCTGAAACACGCCGGGGCGATCCTTCGCGGGAACGCCGATGAGCTTCATAACATTGGGCAGAACGCCGTAATCAAGCCCGGTTGCGCCGCATGCACCTGTGCGCCACTGGGTCCCCATCGAATCCATGACGAGGAACGACTTCCAGTTATCCGGCCAGACCTCGACAGTGTCGTCGTAATCCTCGGGTGAAAAGCCGAACAGGGCCATTTGTTCGGCGGATCCGTCAGACTCATAGAGCGCACGGGCAGCGGCGGTTAGTTTCCCAAGCGGGCCCTGCCGAAGGCTTCGCTGTAGGCCTTCACGACAGCATCAGAGACGCCGATGCAGCTCTTCACCAGGGCCGTGATCGACTCGTCGTTGAGCTTGTCGTTAAAGCCCCATGCCACGACCAGGTCCTTGATCTGTTCGACACCCTGCTCCACTTCCGCTGCGGTGATTTCGGTGAGAGTTGGCTGAGTGTCTTTGAAGCGCTCGCCCAAGGCTTCGGCTTTCTCCTTCCAGGCGTCGAACAATTCGGCCAAGGCCGTGCGATCGCGGTACTTGAAGGTGAACGGAACCATTGCGGGTCTGCCGCCCACCTGAGGGATCGCCACATCGACGGTGAACGTCGGCTTCGGCGCGATGGAAAACTTTGCCATGGGACCCCCTTAGGCGTTGTAACGAGTTGGGCGGGAGGCGAACGACAGCGTGATGGTCCGCGTCATGATGTTGTTACGACTCAGCGTCGGAGTCGCAGTGATCGACACATACGCGTAGTAGTAAATCGTCGCGCCTCCAGGGAGGTTTGCGCGAACCAGCCGCGGCTCCTTGTCTTCATCGGCGGCTTCCACAACTGCGACGTATGCCTGAGCAGGGTCATCCGCTACTGGCAGCGTCATGCTGCTGGCCGACTTGGTGGTGGGCAACTGACGATCATCGTCGTCCTCAAGGAAGCCGTAGGTCAGGAACTGCTGCTCACCGCCGTTTGCGGTCGGCTCGGTGATCTGAGCGATTTGGGTCCAGCCGGACGCAGCACGAACCGATCCCGCACCGGAACCTGCCGGATAGTTTTTGACGCTGGTGGTATCCACGCCATCGGTCGCGAAGTCGCCCACATCGGAATCAATCACTCGCGCAGGGCGGCCGTTCAGCTTCGCCCACGCCGAATCAATGACGATCACGTCGCCATTGGCCAGGCCGTGCGCGGCAGCGGTCAGCACTGCGGGCTTGGCGTTAGTGATCGCGGTGAACGGCTTCGGGGCGCTCAGAACGCTGGCGATCTCGAAGGTCGTGCCGTTGGGAATCTTGACGCTCATGGGTTTTCCTCTTTGCAGAAATGACAAAACCCACTCAATGGCGGGTTCTGGGTTTGCCCAACGGGCGGATTAGTTGGTGTCGGCTCGGTACTGGAAGGAAACCGGCACGGTGAAGGTCGTGTCGTCTGGAATACCTGGGCCGGGGTCGACCGGGGTCATAGTCACGACGGTCAGCGCACCCTTCGTATTCCGCTCGTACAGCGGGAACAGCGCGGCGATCTGGTCTGCCAGTGCTCCGGCCGCACCGCGATACTTGCCCGACGGCGTCACGATGCTGACCTGGAACACGCCGGTGTAAAGCTTGTGGTCACCGCCGAGTGTGTTGCTCGCTGTATCAGCCGGCAGCGTGAACGCCTTCAGGTAAGTGGCGCCGTCAACTGGCGTGTAGGCCTCGTTCTCGACGACGACCTTCAGCGGTACCGGCAACGCTTTCGCCCAGTTGATCAGCTTGGCCTCGTAGATCGAGGCGATGAGGTTATGGCTCATACCTGGTTGTTCCTGATGGCTTCATCGACGATCTGCTGGAAGCGGGCCACGGTAATGCGGACCATGCCGCCGGGCGCCTGAGTCGAATGCCCGAACTCGAGCGGGATGGCGTATGGCAGGTTGTTGATGAGATAGGCAACTTGGCCGGCGGTGAAGTCGCTGACAGCTGAAACCAGTGCTGCAATCGTTTCCTTTCCACCTGGATCAACCTCGTCAAATGTGACGTTTTCAACGACGTCTATTGATAGATGCCAATTAGACCGGAATCGGCCACCAACGTAGCCTTCAGGGGCAACGATATCCATGCCGTCGTTCAGCTTGCGACCAGCCTTGAGTCGCCCCGACTTTGTCAGGTTGGCTGGATCGCTGCGCGGGTCGCTGTTGTGATCGTCCACGGCCTTGTTGTACTGGCGAGCCACGGTGTTCTGCGCCCATATCTCAGGATTCCCCACCGGAGACATGCGGATGACGCTGCTGCCGACCTCGATGATGATCTCGCGCAGGCTGGCGTCGATGCCTTCCGTGGCCTGGGCTGCGAACTCGGCAAGGCTCAAGGCAAAGCTGCCAGACTGGCCAGCGCCCGCACGACTCACGAGCGCACCTGCAATTCGTACAGAATAGGTGTGCCGGCTGGGTTGATCTCTTTAAGCGGTGGGATGATTGACCAGGTACGACCTTGAACGATGACCTTGTTCAACAGGTCCGGCACCCACGCCAGCCCCTGCGCGGCGATCTTCAGCTTCTTGTCGCCCTGTTTGATGAGGCTGTTGTTCTGGAATTCTTGGCCGGTGAAGTCGAGCAGGATGCCTTGGGCGGTCTGCTCCGCGACGGTGTCAGGCGGTGCGGTACCGGTTTCCGGGTCGTACTCGCCGACGGTAATTGCTCGGATGGTCACGGGCTGGCCGAACTCTGTGATCATCTCCAGAGCCATCACGGCCATTTCGTCGTAGAAGGCCATGGTGGCTCCAAAGATATAAGTGCTGTCTAACACATGATCAGAAGGTTATGGCAAGTCGCATTCCAGTAAATACCGTGCCCTGATTTCCTGAAGCATCTTTCTTTTTCTCCAGCTCGATGCTGATTTCATCAGGCAAGAAACCGTTCTCGTCCTTAAAGCGGTTCAGAATTTCTTGAACAGCGGTGCTTAGCTCCATATTCAATGCAGACATTTTTTGTTGCAGCGATTGGTGTTCCATACATCCTCCTTGGTTAACGAGAGAACGTATCTCAGGCCCGGACTGCAAACAAGCCTCGTCGCTGTAAGTAATCAGCAAACTGCGTTGCGCTCGGCCGGTCCGGCGCTGCCGGCAACAGTCGGCCGCTGGTGTTTGGAATTGTTGCGTACTCGCGAGTGACCGCGCCTTCGACCCGCTCCATCGTCACCGCACCTTTGCGCTTGTCGATCGGGTCGATGTCATCGGTGTGGATCTCCGCGGCCAGGGCCATCTGGCCGTATTGGATGCGCGCCGGCAGGTAGTTGTCGGGCTTGATCTGGCAGTCCAGTTCAATCCCGCGACGCGGCCAGGCCAACGCCTGATCGCTGTCCATCTTGCGCCCCTTCCAAGTCATGCCATTCATCGCCAAGGCGGACCGGCGAAGCAGTGCTTCTTGCGTGGGCTCGTCCGCTGGAATGGTCACGCCGAACTTTACGGCGTACATGACCAAGTCCGCGGCGCTCGCGTAGCTTTCGGCGTCAGGCTTGCCGGTACCGTCCTCGATGATGAGCATGTGTTACTCCGTTTCGTTCAATCGCTTGGCTTCGGCATCGGCCAGGTCCTTGGTTTCAAATGGCACACCGACCTGCTTGCCGCCGGCACCGGTCACGATCCACTTACCGTCAGCATCTTCAGCGGTGAACAGCACCGCCTTCGTTACAGTCTTGGCGACTTTCTTCGGCTTCGGCACCTTGACGGTTTCGACTTCCACGTCGACGGCATTGTAGGCATCGACCACGGCAGGCCAGTCGCCAATCACGACCACCTTGGTGATACCAGATTCAACGCGCTCGAAGTATTGAGGATTGCGATAACGCTTATCCGGATCGAAGTCCGTCTTCTGCGTAGAGTAAGTCAGTTCCATGGGGTTCTCCAAAGCGGCCGCGCAGGGCCACTTGATGGGCGCAGATTAAGGCGCAGACAGATCGATCAGAACGCCAGCGGTAACCTTGTCGCTGGTCGCGTACTTGGTCCAGTTGGCACCGGCACCGATTGCAGCCAGGTTCGGGTTCACACCGCCGGTGGAGTCCTTCCAGCTGTAGCCCAGCAGATCCAGGTTAAAGGTACCTTCGGCGCGGAAGCCCATCGCCAAGTTTTCCTGGTTGTCGATGTTGTACGAGCGGAAGCCCGGAGCCTGGGACTCGGTGATTTTGATCGCACCCGCCTGCAGACCGAAGATGGTTTCCGCAGGGATGGTGTCCGATACAAGGACCGGTTTGCCCATGGTGCCCGGCTGGCCACCGTAGATGACCACACCGGCTTCTTCGTAGACCTTTTCGGTGATGGCCTGATCGACCATATCGAAGTAGGTCGCCGAGTCCATGGTCCAGAGCGCAATACGGCCGAAGCGGTCACCGAATTTGCGCATGCCCTTGGTCAGCGCCTTCTTGCCATCAGTGGCAAAGCTGGCAGTAGCGACCATGTTGGCGTTCGCGCCGATAGCAGCTTTCAGAGCGGCCATTGCGTACTGGATATAGCCTTCCAGCACTGCGTCGGCGTAATCCACACCCACCAATTCAGAGAACTCTTCCGGCGAGCGTGCACGGCGCTTAAAAGCCTCTTCGGTGGTTTCGTAAGGGCCGTACTTGAACGGCACTTTCACTCCAACCATTTCACCGGAGCCAATCTTCTGGCCAGCGACAGCAGCAGTCGAGTTGACGTCACGGTGGGCAATGGCGCCGCCGAGCTTGTAGAAGGCACGCTTGCGCAGGTCGCCCTCGATCAGTTCGTTGTCCAGAATCAGCGCGCCGTTGGACGATGCGTTGAAGACATCGATCACGTCCTGGATTCGCTCCAGGTAGGCGGTTTGGGCAAGGTCGTTGTAAACGATCATGTCCGAGTTGACGGTAGTCGCCATGGGTTACTCCATTATTTGGGCAATTTCAGGTAAGCGTCCTGGCCGTTCTTCGTGATGAATTCACGCTTGGCCACAGACGTCATTTCGGAGCGTTTCAAAGCGGCCCCACCGCCATTTCCAGCACCTCCGGCCCCGCCGCCAGATGCCTTACTACCCGCAATCAACGGCGCGAAGGCAGTGTTGTTTGCAAATTCCGCTTTCAGCTCGTCCAGCGATGTCGCTGAGAGCTTGCCCTGCTTGTCGAGTACGACAACCACAGGCTTCCCATCGCGCTGCTCGACACTCAAACGGCGCTCAATGTGGGGCAACAGGGCTTCTGCGCTACCCGGAATTGCCAGGGCAGATGCGATGTCAGTAGCGGTACGGCCGACAGTCAGATCCCGGATCTGAGTACTCAGCGTTCCACGCTCCTGTTCCAGCATGCCGTTCAGCTCAGCTTCGCGGCGGGTGTACTTTTCAGACCAAGACTTTTCGAGCTCTTCGACGTTGCCAGACTTGCGGGCTGCTTCTTCGCGCTCCAGACGAGCCTGATCTTCGGCATCCTTACGAGCTTTCTCAGCGGCTTTCTTCTCGCCGAGCAGTTCTTCAACCTTCGACTTCAGGCCCGAAACATCTTCGGGTTGCGGCAGGCCTTCAATGCCGAGTACAAACTTGCCGTCCTTCTCGGTGTAAAGAGCGCGCACGGTTTCATCGACACCATCAAGGCTGTCCAGTTGGAATTTCAGCAT